GAATTACAGCCGATGTCGTCCTGATTGCAGCCATACTCATTGGAGTACTTATCAATAGCTGCAGCAATCTATTTACACATGCAAACAACAAGCGAAGCCCGATCCATACGAACGTGGAACGGATTATACGTTGACGTGTTTGACCCTAAACCAGAGATGTTTAACATACGTGACATTGCTCATGCATTGTCTATGCAGCCACGGTTTTTGGGTCATCTACCAATTTTTTACAGTGTTGCACAACATTCAATACAAGTTGCGGACATTGTTGCTAAAGAACATCCAGAATTAGCTCTTGAAGCATTGTTACATGATGCAGCAGAAGCTTACATTGGTGATCAGGCTTCTCCTATTAAGAAAGAGTTACCTGATTACAAAGCTTTGGAAGCAACAGTTGAAGCATCTATACGATTAGCATTTAATCTCGGGCCTAAGAATCCCATTGTTAAGGCAGCAGACTATCAATCTTATGATTGGGAAGTAGCTCATCTTAGAAGTGGAGATCCATTTGTCTGGCAATACGAGGATGACTGGAAGAGTGTTAGAACAAGATTCATGAACAGATATTACGATTACAATGACTTACGAACAAAAGCAGCTACAATTACAGCTAAGTGTTGAGAAGTGGCTGAGAGTATTTAAAGTTAATCAGCCAATAGAACCACACCAACTTTCAAAATACCTGGCTGAAAAGATCCAGGAAATGACGGCCGGCCCAATAAGGGATGCCTACGTGCGCGGAAGGATTGATGAACTGAAGTACATCAATGATGATAATATGGGTAAACAGCCACGGGTATTATTCCCGGAGGCACAAGCTATTATTCATTCAAAAGATCACGGATGGGAAACATAGATAAGGTACAAGCTGAAGCACGTGCTCGTTGGGAATTAGCTGGTCGAAAGGGTCTTATTGCTGGTGCTACTGGTACTGGTAAGAGTAAGATTGCTCTCGATCGTATAGCTGAACTCTTCGAGATCCATGCTGAAAAGCTTAACGTCTTAGTCGTTGTTCCTACCGAGAAGCTTCGTGACGTTGGTTGGCCCGATGACGCGAAGAAATGGGGCGTGAATATCGTATACGATTTACATGTGCAAGGAGTATGCTATGTTTCTGCTGACAAGATCCCATCTCAGCACTTCCATCTTATAGTACTTGATGAAGCACATCATATTACTGAACTGTCCAACAATTTGTTTGAGACAGTTACCTATGACGAGGTTATGGCGCTGACCGCTACCCGACCGGGGAAGCATAACGAAACGGAGCGAACTAAGAGTAACATGCTTGATAGAGTCGCTCCCTTAGTTTTTGAATACCCAGTTGAACAAGCAGTACAAGATGGTGTTGTTAATGACTTCCAGATCCACGTTGTTCAGTTGTCTCTTGACGATTCAGTTAAGAACATAAAAGCTGGTGGTAAAAAGAAGTCATGGATGCAAACAGAACTGGATGCATACACGTTTCTTGATAGCCAATTAACCAAGCTTAGGATAGAGTTATCAAAGAAGGATGTGGATTACAACTTATGTCTCCTCGGCAATTGTGATGAGGCAGAGAAGTTAAAGAAGGAACGTGAACAACTCTTTATCAGACATCAAATCGCTATTGGTAACAGAGCAAGATTCATTTACAATCTTCCTTCAAAGACGCAACGAGCCAGGGATATACTTGCAAACATTATTGAGAAACGTCCTGGTCAGAGAACATTAGTTTTCTGTGGCTCTATTGATCAAAGTAAAGTAATCTGTGGAACACAGGTCTATAACTCCAAAAGCTCTGATGAGTACTTTACCAAGTTTATGAATGAAGAGATAGACTATCTTGGTGTAGTCAATGCAGTTGATGAAGGACAGAACATACCTAACCTTGATTTTGGTTTGGTTGTTCAGGCATCATCAGTCGGTAGAAGACTTATACAAAGACTTGGTCGTATCATTCGTAAGAGAGTTGGAGTTACAGCACACTTTTACATACTAATGGTCAAAGATACAGTAGATGAGAAATGGGTGGAGAGTGCTCTTGAGGGTATAGATCCATCACGTATTATTCGATATAACGAAACAAAATGACGGACATTAACGGAACAGTTCTTGCGCCAGGAGACTACATTGTTTTCTCGTACCGGTATAACATAGATCTTACCTATGCTAGAATAGCATCAGATGGGAAGAGACTTGTTCAAGCTCGTAATAAGAAGACATGGAGTCCACATTACACAGTTAGCGCTCTGAAAGTTTCCCGGGATAGTATTCCTAAGAAATTTCTCGACATACTAGACGCAATATTATGATTACACTAAAGGAAGCAGTACAGTACATGTCGGATAACGGCTATCTATTAAAGCAAAAGGAAAGATATCTCCTTACATCAAAGTTTAATAAAGAAATGCTTGGATTAGATATAGGTGTTACCGTAGTAAAGAGAGAAGACATTGTTGTCAAAGAACTTACAGATCCACCAAAACCCATTGATTGGATCTCCGAATATCAGAATTTTATCATCGAGGCTAAAGTACCTCGTTATTCAACAAACAATAAAGGTGAACCTTATGAAACAAGCCGTGCAACAAAACCTGGAAGGGACGCTTTTAAAAAGGCTATGGAGAAAGTTAGTAAAGCGGATCTCATCAAAGCCGTCCAAGCATATTATGCCGCTGGACGAGGCAGATATCGCGTCAAAATCGAAACTTTCTTCGTTGACGAACATTGGTTGTCAATAATACAAGACAACTCTGATACACGCTCACACGATGGCAACACAATTACAATCCCCAACCTCTGACAATGCTATTGCAGCACTGAGAGATGTATGGGAGAAAGATCACAAGCGCTTAATGTACCATGTAAAACGTGGTAAAGAAGGCTACAACGCGGGTCTCGAAAATGGATTGAAGAGACTCAATCAATATATCTATGGTACTCACAGAGCACGCTACTATCTCATAGGTGCCGACAGTGGTGTAGGTAAGACTACTCTCACTGATTTCATGTTCTTCTATCACCTGTGGCAAGACTGTAAGCGAAAGGGAATTAAGCTCAGCCTTGATTACTACTCCTTTGAAATATCGGAGATAATGAAGAAGACTAGGATAGCATCTTTGATTTACTGGATTAAGTACAAAGAAGAACTACCATCACAGTACATGATTGGAATGATTCCCGGACAAACAATGACTACTCAGGAAGATGATCGCCTGATGAAGGTAGCCATTGAAGTTGAAGAGATGTTTGACTCTATTCACTTTGTTGAATCGCCTACTACACCAGTACAGATGTGGAATCGTACAGTGCAAAGGGCAGAGCAGTATGGTGAAGTAATAAGAGAGACAAGCAAGGCAGGACAGTTGACAGAGATCACAGGGTATATACCTCATGATCCTACTGTATTCAAGATGACAATCATTGATCACTTAGCATTGACGGAAACTATGCAAGGTATGAGTCTTAAACAGACCATGGACTTGACAAGTGTACTGTTAGTCAGAGCTAGGAATCTCTTTGGTGACTCTTGTGCAATTGTTCAGCAGTTCAACGCCGAAATGCAAGGCAATGCTAGAGAAAGCAAAAATCCTATGGCTTATGTGCCAGCACGAGTTGATTTTGGTGATTCACGATATACGTATCGTGATGCTGATATTGTACTTGGCCTAACTAAACCAGTGGACTTTCAGCTTAATGAATTCGGGGCCTTTAAGAACTTAGAGAAGTGGGGAAACTATTTCATTGTTAACTTCCTTCTCAAGAACAGGTATGGCCCAATAGGTGGTGGTGTTCCGTATTTTATTGACCCGATAGCGGGGATTCCTGAAGAGTTACCAGCCGGTAAACATTGGAATGATCTATTACAAGACATGTACATAGAGAAAGCCGAAAAATTAGATGAAGTATGCCAATTACTCTCCCCAAAGTAAAGAAAGCAGCGACTAGTATCGACCCTGACATCATTATCTTCTATGCCTTACCAAAGGTTGGGAAGACTGCAATGTTAGCTCAGTTGGAAGATAACTTGATCCTTGATCTTGAAAAGGGAACAGATCGTTATGACGCAATGGCCATTCAGGCCGAAACCTATCAAGAGTTTCAGGAAGTACTTGTGGCTTTAGCTACAGGGTATAAGGAGAAAGGTGAAGTACCTTTGTATACATACGGAAGTGTGGATACATTGGGTATCTTAGAAGATATCGCCATTCACAAAGCAGCTGAGCTCTATCGACAAACTCCAATGGGTAAAACCTGGTATGCAAAGAACTATGATGCCCCAGGCAAACTCAAAGTTGAAGGAGATCTTATCTCTAACCTACCTAATGGTGCTGGTTATGGATATATTCGTGAAGCAATGAAGTGGTATATTACCATCCTCAAGAAATTCTTCAAACATCTTATCCTGATTGCTCACGTTAAGGATAAAAGACTCCAGTCCCTCGATGGTGGAGAAGATGTTATCGTTAAAGACATCGCGCTGACCGGAAGACTTGGTTCTATCTTGGCAGCACAAGCAGATGCTATCGGTTATATGTATCGCAATGGTAAAGGCGAACTGATAGTATCATTCAAGACAAATGAGAACTCTATTATGGGTTCAAGGTGTCCTCACCTTGCCGGACAACAGTTCCCATTTGACTGGTCTAAAATTTTCATCGAATCTAAAGCTAAAGTATCAGCTTAATCTACATACAAACTATGAGTTTCTTAAAAATGCTGGAGGGCTTTGAAGCCACTCCTAACGAAAAGAAGGAATCTACTCGTGCTAAGATCCAACGCAATCCAATTACTGCAGATCTTCGTGTGTTTAAGACAGGGGCCGTTTATCCCTCTGCCGATTGTGTTACCTCATTCAATCTTCAGTATCACATGAAAGAATCTGAAGTGAAAGGTAATGGTTTTGATGTCATTGATAGCCGTGAATTGCAGAACACTAAAGGTGCAGCAACTCCGTTCTTGATGATAGCTCCCGTTTCTAAAGATGCTGGCCGGGTTGACTTGTTCAATCAGACCATGTTCAATGAAGATGGTACACCAATTGCTAACGTAATGGATCAGGGATCAACTTCATTTGGTGAAGAAATGCTCCGGATGCTGAAAGAAGTGTATGGTATTACCTTTGAAGGTGAAGACAATTTTGTTGATCTTACTTTTGAAAAGGTTGATGTCATAAGTACTCAATTACAGAACGCAACAAATGGTATCTACTATGTACCGAAAAGAGTTACGCGTGGGCCATTGAAAGGTACTATGCAGTACACTCGCCGGGAAAATCTGGACATCTATGTTCTTGTTCCTGCAAACCTTGTAAATGATAACGCAACGATCACAAAGACAGCTACAACCACTACAACACCGGTTGGAGCTAATTCAACAGTAAACAGTTAAACCTCGGAGAGGTAGGCATAGGGTTGACGGGGCTTGCCTTGAAAGCCCTTTGCTCCACTCCCTTACATTATTATGCTTAAAGTCGGAATAAACTCAAACGTGTTGCTCACTGGAGCAACCATTAACGACAAGGGTTCTCTTGTTGTATCTTTCAAAGACAAAAGTGTTCAGGCTCCTATATCAGCCGAAGATGATTTGTTGAACAGTACTGCTGGTGTTAAAGCAAGCAGTGGTGAAACTAACATCATTATCTGGCCTGTACAGGTTGAATCTAATGGTCAGCCACGTGAAGCGAAAGACATCGCTAACGATCTTCGTGCAGTCCGGGATCAACTGGAACATCTCCTGTTAGGTTATGTTACATCTGATCGTGCAGCTCTTAAGCCTTACGAGGGTTTGGATACTACGAACGGTGCTGATTTTGCAGCATCACTTAGCAAACAACCGGTTATTGACAAGATCTACAAGAACTTGACAACCCAGTTTATTGCTAAAATCGCAGAGATCAAGGATCTTCGCGAAGTTCAGACCTTCCGGTTATTACTTCTTCGTAGAAGTGTAGCTAATCACTACGGTGCATTCCGTAAGAATTTCATCACTGACAATCCGTTTTGGGAATCTGAACAGATCCCTGCTGAAGCCAGTAAGGTGAAGTTCACAACTTGGGAACTCAACAAGAAGCTTAACGATGGTACTCCCGTTGCTAAAGCTACAGTAGCAGATGCATTACCTACCGGCGCAGTGTCGGCTGCTAATGATATTCTCGGGATACGATGATCCGTTAGGGAACATATTACTATCTAATGAGGACATACTAGAGCGGGTAGACGAATACTCGCTCTATTGTCATTACTTAGGATATGAACCCGTACCAGGAACCGGTAAGTACAGATCGCCAGTAAGAACTAATGATGATGATCCATCCTTTGGTATCTTTTATACCACGAAAAACCCGAATCGGGAGTTCTTATGGAAAGATCAAGCAAATGGCCAGGTAGGGGATATATTCCGTTTGGTACAGTATATGTTCGGTTACAGAACAGTTGATGAAGCAAGAAGAAAGATCATACAAGATTTGGGGATGGGAGAGAAGACTGTCGAAGATAGAACTCAACTCGTCTATCATCCAGTTCCCAAATCTTTTATAACTGATATAAGAGTTGCCTCTCGTATGTTTACTCAACCAGAGTTGAAGTGGTGGGCTGATATTAATATTGGGCCATCATTGCTCGAACGATACTATACGACAGCGCTCAGATTCTACTGGCTAGCGCAAGAACAGGAAGTACCTTACAATGCAAAAGAGTTTACATTCGCTTACAGGATCTTTGACAAGTACAAGATCTATCAACCATTTGCACCAAAAGAATTTAAGTTTCGACATAACCTGACTGATCAGCACATTGAAGGCTTAGAACAACTAGAGTTCAAACAAGACTTGCTGGTCATCATTAAATCATTGAAAGATGTCATGTTTCTCAAGTCGATCGGATACGAGTCAATCGCTCCCCGATCAGAAAACACTCTCATCAACCCAGGTGTCTTACGCGCGCTTGAAGGACGATATAAGAGAATTGTCACGTTCTTCGATAACGATGGAAAGCATAAAGCAAGTGAATATCCATATCCACGAGTTGAGATCCCTTCTTGGGCATCTTACAAAGACCCGACAGACGTGGCAAGGTATACTGGAATTGGAGTGGCGACTGCAATCGTTAACCAACTCTTAGATCCTTACCGATGACAAGACAAGACGTAGAGAGTGATTTAGAAGAAAGATTTCTCAACAAATACGTTCGCTATACAGCGATAACCGATGTGGAGTTTCACGGTAAGGTAGACTCCATTGCATTTTACAATGAACTCGTCATCTTTAGAATAGGAGACGAGAACTATAAGTGTGACCTTGAATGGTTCACAGAGAACACAATATTATTATGAGGATGTCACAACTACACTTTGATACCTTGCTGCAGAGAAGATTGGCAGCTATTCAAAGTACTTTAGGAAGTAAGGCTAAGGAATATGCTAACGATGCAGATCGTATGCATAATTTTAATCGTGCTTTAGAAGTATCACCGCAATACAAAACCAGGGAAGACGCCATATATGGTATGGCACTGAAACACTGGGTATCTATCCTAGATATTTTCGATGGTATACGTAATGGTCAGAAGTATGAAGAAGCTTATATCATTGAGAAGTTTGGAGACTGGATAAATTACATGCTCCTGACAGAGATTAGTATCATACAAACTTCAATTAATCCAACATGAAAGCTTACTTCGCTCGTCCCATCAGCCAATATAACACTCCGAAAGATGCCAGAGATTTGGCACTTGTCAAGCGATTGTTTGACGAAATAGTTGATCCTAACACACCAGAATTTCAGGCAGCTTACAAGGTTTTGGGCATGAAAGTATTCATAGATGCAGTCAAAGAGTGTGACGCAATAATATTTCGCAGTTTCGCTAACGGTATTATCCCTGCAGGAGTTGCTAAAGAAGTTCAAGCCGCTTATGATGCTGACTTGATTGTTCTTGAAATACCTAGTTACATAGAAGGAAGAACGTTATCAGTGTTAGACACTCGAGCATATCTAATTGAACTGAGTAAAGGTTCAAACAAAGAAGACTAATGGCTATACATACTGAAGAGATTAGGGAAGTCCGGGGCGGGTTTGACAAAGAACTCGAAGCCTCGGCCATTCCTATGATATTAGACAACTTACAGATCTCACAGTACCAATTTCCGGTCAAAAGTACTATAAGAGAACTCGTCTCCAATGGTGTAGATGCCATACGCGAACGAGATGTTGCAAGACTTATCATAACCGGTAAAGCAAAAGAAAGTGATTACTTTATTAGACGTGACGATCCTCTCTACCGAGACTCAAACTTTGATCCTAGCTATTACGATCTTAAGTGGCTTAGTGGCAACAATAATGTCACTATTATTTACCAAGAAGGGGGATCTCTTGGGAAGGATT